CAAGAAGTACCCCATCGACACCGAGAAGCACATCCGGGCGGCCTGGAACTACATCAACAAGGCCAAAAACGCCGCCAAGTATTCCGCCGGGGATCTGAAGTCCATCAAGGGCAAGATCATTGCCGCCTGGAAGGAGAAGATTGACAAGGACGGGCCGCCCAGCGCCGAGAAAGTCGCCGGTGATGTAGGGCGGGAAAGCGCAGCGCATCCCGCCGGAACCGAGACCCTGCAAAAGGACTTATACACCGTGAGCTATTTTGCAGAACTCATTAGCCAGCTCTCGGGGATGTCCATGTCTATTGATTGGGAAGCAATTATTGAGATGGACGACTCGCCTCTCCCCGCGCAATTCAAGGAGTGGCTGACCCAGGGGGTTGATATCCTCAAGGCGATGGCCGCCGAAGAGGTGGACGAGCTCCTTGCCGACTTGAGCAAGACCGAAAGGCGGGATGCGCTTCGCTTTCCCGCCCTACACAAGGCCGGCGCCCGCCATTCCGCCGCCGACCAGGAGCGGGTCCAGGCCATCCATGACCACGCTGCCGCCCTGGGCGCCGACTGCTCCTCCGAGAAGGTGGCGCAGGCGTCCCTGCCTGCGGACCTTACCAAAACCCTCCAGGCCAAAGAAGAGGAACTGGCCAAGGTGGCCGCCGACCTGGCCAAGGTCTCCGACGAGAAGGAGACCATCTCCGCCGAGCTGGAAAAGCTCAAGGCCGAGCCCGCCCCGGCCAAGGGCGCCCTTAAGGCGGTCCCCAAGGAGGCGGACGGCCTTACCAAGACCACCGAGGCCGAGCCGCCCCGGACCGCCCTGGAGGAGATCACCGCGGCCAGGCAGAAACCCTTTTTGATTCGATGAGTTCCCAGTTCCCAGTTGCCAGTTGCCAGTAAAAGCAAAGGCAGACAAAAAAAGTTCCCAGTTGCCAGTTGCCTGTTACCAGTTACCAGTAAAGGCAAAGGCAGGGAAAGGATATCTGGGAACTGGGAACTGACAACTAACCGAAAACAGACCCCATAGGAGGCTAAAATGAACCCCACCGCTGAAACCCTCGAACTTCTGAAAAGCGCCAAGGTCCTGGACGCTGCCGAACTGGCCAAGGCGGGCATCATGATCGCCCAGGGCCTGGTGGCCTATGACCTGGAGCCCGCGGCCAAAAAAATCTATCCCCTGATCACCCCGCTCCGGAACACCATCACCCGGATCGGCGGCGGCATCGGCACCGCGGTCCACTGGAACTCGGTCACCGGCATCAATGTGGCCCGCCTCTCCCCGGGCGTCTCCGAAGGCCACCGCGGCGGCGCCGTGTCCTTGAACACCATGAGCAATGTGGCGGCCTACAAGGTCCTGGGCCACGAATCCTTCGTGACCTTCGAGGCCGAAGAGGCCTCCCTGCCGGGCACCGACAACCGGGCCCTGGCCATCCTCACCACCTTGCAATCCCTGATGCAATCCGAGGAAATGGTCCTCCTGGGCGGCAACGGCGACCTGGCCCTGGGGCAAACCCCCACCCCGACCCTGGCGGACGTGCCCACCGGGGGCGTCCTGGCGCCCGCCACCGCTTATAAAGTGGTCTGCGTGGCCCTCACCCTGGAAGGCTTCCTGGCTGCCTCGGTGGTCAATGGCATTAACTTGAGCATCACCCGCACCAACGCCGACGGCAGCACCGACACCTACGGCGGCGGAGCGGCCCAGGCGAGCGCCCCGGCGACTGTGACCACCGCCAGCGACGGCAACCCGACCCACGGCCTCAAGGCCAGCGTGGCGCCGGTCACCGGCGCGGTGGCCTATGCCTGGTTCTGGGGGCCGGCCGCGGGCAGCCAGACCCTGGGCGCCATCACCACCATCAACAGCATCCTCATCCTGACCGCCGCGGGCGCCGGCACCCAGACCGCCACCAGCCTCCCCGCCGCGGACAACAGCGTCAACGGCCTCTTATATGACGGCCTTATCACCCAGATCAGCACCCCGGGCTCCGGGTCCTATATCGCCTTTCAGGCCACCGGTACGCCGGGCACCGGAACCCCGCTGACCGCCGATGGGGCCGGCGGCGTCGTCGAGATCAACCAGGCCCTGGAGGCCTTCTGGAACAACTACCGCCTGAGCCCGGACATCATGTACGTCAACGCCCAGGAACTGCAGAACATCACCTCCAAGGTGATCGCTGGCGCTGGCGCCCCCCTGTTCCGCTTCAATGTGGACGCCCAAACCGGGACGGTGGCGGACGTCACCCTGACCGCAGGCGCGGTGATGGGCTTTTACCTTAACAAGTTTACGATGGGCGGCGGCCAGCTGGTCAAGGTGATGCTGCACCCCAACCTGCCGCCGGGCACCATCCTCTTCCGGTGCGAGCGGATTCCCTACCCTCTCACCGACGTCACCAACATCATTCAGGTGAAGACCCGGAGGGAATACTACCAGATCGAATGGCCGCTCCGGGCCCGGCAGTGGGAGAACGGCGTCTATTACTCCGGCGTGCTTCAGAACTACTTCCCGCCGGCCTTCGGGATGATTTGCAATATTGCCAACGGGTAAAAGCAGGTTTTCCGTTTTCCGTTTTCCGTGAAAGGCAAAAGTCAAAGTCAAAGGCCCAGGCGGAAAACGATAAACGGTAAACGGCAAACGGAGGTTCTCATGGTTCGACTAAAGGCCGACTCCAACGTGGGCGGTGTGAGCTACGGCGGCCAGGAATATCCCCTGGTCAAGGGCTGTGTGGTGGTGCCGGAGGAGGCCGCTAAGGAGCTGCTGGGCTTCGGCTGGGGATTTACCCTGGCCTGCAAACAGCCGGAAAGCCAGGAGGCGTCAGAGGCCCCCGAAGGAAAAAGCTGCGCCGGAAGGCAAAAGTAAAAAGTTCCCAGTTCCCAGTTCCCAGTTGCCAGTAAAAACAAAGGTAGAAAAACTAAAAACTGGGAACTGGGGGAACTAATTAGGGTGGAGGTGGCATAGATGGTTTTATCCCCGGAAGTGAAAAAGGTCGTCCATGCCGATAAATACCGCATGAAGACCCAGGACTGTGACAATTCACTTCTCGAATCTGTGAAAAAGTGCACCGAAATCATCGAGGCGGCGCTCCAGGAATACGGCTGTAGTTTTCAGGTGGTAATGGTCCCCCAAGTGACGGTGGTCCCTAAACCAAAACCATAAAGACGGTTTTCCGTTTTCCGTTTTCCGTGAAAGGCAAAGTCAAAGGCCCAGGCGGAAAACGGTAAACGGTAAACGGTAAACGAGGTTCTAAATGGATCTGACCACCTTGGCCAACGCCAAGCAATGGCTTGGGATTTCCAGTGATACCGACGACGACTTGCTGATGCGCCTGATCACCGCGGTCAGCGCCTTCATCGAGACCTACCTGAGCCGCCACCTGGGCAGCCAGGATTACGTGGAGAGCAGGGATGGCACTGGCGCCCATGTTATGAACTTTAGGGAGTACCCGGCGACCGCGGTGGCCTGGGTCGCGGTGAACGGCGTTTCCATCCTCCCGGCGCCGAACACCGTGACCCCAGGCTATCGCTTCACCCGGACCCAGATCATCTTGCAGGGCCATCGCTTCGCCCAGGGCTACGGCAACGTCACCCTGAATTACACCGCGGGCTATGGGCCGCCCAGCGGCGGCTGGTTCGAAGATCCCTGGCTTACCGCCCCACAGGCGGATGGGAGCATACCCTGGGTCCCCTTCGACCTGGAACAGGCGTGCATCGAACTGGTCTCCTGGCGCTATATGGAGCGCCAGCACATCGGCCAGAGCGGCAAGTCCCTGGAAGGGGCCAATGTCACCTATAGCGTCCAGGACCTGCCCCCGGACGTAAAAACGGTGCTGGACCGCTACCGCCGCGTGGTGCCGGTTTAAAGGCAGGGATCTGGGGTCAGGGGCCAGGGATTTAAAACCGTAGGGCGGGAAAGCGCAGCGCATCCCGCCTTTGGAGGGTAGACCTGATGAACGATAAATGCTTAGAGTGCACCAAGGCGGGTCATACGCCAGTCCGTTTGACTCGGCTACCGTTAGCCGAAGGAATTGCAATCTTTGTTCTATCATCCAGGGCAGGCGTTTCTCCTGAAATCCATGTGGCCGTATCGGAGTTTTTGGAGAAAATCGGGAAGGAGTTATCTGAAACTCTGTTAAACGAGGAGTGTGCCAAAAGGGCGTTGGAGCCGATGCAGATGGTGCATTGACTAAAGGCAGGGAAACTGAGAACTGGGAACTGGGAACTGGGAACTTATGATTAAAGCCTGGATTGTAGGAACCGAAGGAGTGATCGGCCGCCTGGATCGGATTCCAGGGACGGTGGCCGGGGCGCTGCGCCAGGCGGTGGAGACCCAGGCCATCAAATTGACCGCCTACGTCAAGGAGCAGAAGCTCAGCGGGCAGGCGTTGAAGACGCAAACCGGCACCCTCCAGCGCAGCATCAATTATCAACTCCAGGATGAAGGCGACCGGATCGCAGCCACGGTGGGCACCAACCTGGTCTATGCCGGCATCCACGAATATGGGGGCACCACCCGGGACCACGTCATCGAGGCCCGCAAGGCCAAGACCCTATCCTTCCAGATGGGCGGCCAGGACGTGTTCTTCAAACGGGTCAACCATCCGGGCTCCCACATGCCCGAGCGCTCCTTCCTGCGCTCTGCCCTGGAGGAGAACGCCGGCAGCATCAGGGCGGCCATCGAGCAGGCCGTGAAAGAGAGCTTATGATTCACCGCCGAGACGCCAGTAGCACAGGTTTAAAACCTGTGCCACAGATAAAAAACATAAATAATTTCTTCTCTGCGCTCTCTGTGCCTCTGCGGTGAATAACAGGTGACCAATGAACCGAGAAACCATCTACAGCGCCCTATTTGCCCTTTTGTCCACCATCCCGGGGATCGTCACCTTCAGCCGACGGGTCTTACACTGGACCGACGTGCCGCCGGTGCAGCAGCCGGCCCTGATCCAGGAGCAGTTTGAAGAGAGCACCCGCTACGTAGGCCGGAGCTTCCCGGCAAAATGGACCCTGAGCCTCAACCTGGCCCTCTACGTCAACGTGGGCAACGACCAGCAGGCCGCCCCCTCACAAACCCTCAACCCCCTTCTGGACGCGGTGCTGGCCGCGCTGCTGCCGCCCCCGGGCCAGGAGGAGCAGACCTTAGGCGGCCTCGTTTCCCATTGCCGGCTCAGCGGCAAGGTACTCATCGCCGAGGGAGGGTCGCTGGGCCCCCAGGCCGCGGCCCTGATTCCCATAGAGATTGTAGTCTAGCTGGTGGTGGCACAGATTTAAACCTGTGCTGTAGGGGCAGGTTTAAAACCCGCCCCTACGCATCTAGAACTGAGAACCGAAAACCGAGGTTAATATGACCGCTGAACCGAAAGAGCAATCCAAGGAACAACCGGCCCCTCAGCCTGGGCCTGCGCCTCAACCGGAGCCCTGTGGCATAGGCATCTCGCCTGTAGCCCCCCTAGCGCCCTCATCCACGGCTCAACCTGCGCCCCCGCCGGCGCCTCCAGCCGCTGCCGCATTGCTGGTGGAGCGCTGGTGGCAAGATTGGTTCCCCAATTCCCCGGTGAGCCGGGACTCGGCTGCCTGGAACCATGCCTACCAGGCCTAGGAAGATTTGAAGAAAAGGCTGATGTAGGGTGGTGGCAGAGGTTTTAAAGCTATGCTACTGAGCGCCTATTAACCGAAAATCGAAAAACGGAGGTTATATGCCTAAACAATTCTTCTTCGGGGCCGGGACCCTTTATGGCCTGACGACTGCCACCCCGACTCCCACCCCCGTCAAATTCGGCACCTTGCAGGATGTCTCGGTGGAGTTCTCCGCGGACGTCAAGGAACTTTACGGCGCCAACCAGTTCCCCGCCCACATTGGCCGGGGCAAGAACAAGATCACCTGCAAGGCCAAGCTGGGCCAGATCCAGGGTGCCATGCTGAACAACCTCTATTTCGGGCTGCCCCTGAGCACAGGCGAGCTTTTGAGCGCCCAGAAAGAGGCGCACAATATCCCAGCCTCCACGCCCTTCACGGTCACCGTGGCCAACACCACCGCCTTCGCCCAGGACCTGGGGGTGGTCTATGCCGCCACCGGCGCCCCCCTGACCCAGGTCCCCAGCGCCCCCACGATGGGCCAATACAGCGTGGGCGCCGGCGGGGTCTATACCTTCGCCGCGGCCGACGAAGGCGCGGCCATCCTCATCGACTACCTCTATAACTCGCCCACCACCGGGGGAACCATCGCCATCAGCAATCAGCCTATGGGCCTGACGCCCACCTTCAAGGCGGTCCTGACCGGCGTCACCGGCGGCTATACCATGACCCTGGTCCTCAACCAGTGCATCAGCTCGAAGCTCACGCTGCCCACCAAGAACGAGGATCACCTGATCGTGGAATTCGACTTTTCCGCGATGGCGGACCAAAACGACAACATCGGCACCCTAACGATGACGGAATAGTTACAGTTCCCAGTTACCAGTTCCCAGTTTTTTTCCTTTGTTTTTACTGGCAACTGGTAACTGGCAATTAAAAGGAAACTAATGATGGAACTGCAACTTGACGGTCTCCCCCTTCGCCTGGGCGGAAAAGATTACATCCTTCCTCCCCTCAATCTGGCGGCCCTGGAGAAATACTGGCCGATGATCGAGTCCTGGGCCGAGCCGCCGGCGAAATTGACGCAGCGCTTCTCCGAGGGAGCAGAGGTGATCCACGCGGCGCTGGTGCGCAATTATCCGGAGCTCACCCTAACCGAGGTCAAGGAGGGCCTAGACCTACCCTCGTTTCCGGGCGCCCTGGCGCAGCTATTGGAGGTTTCGGGCCTTGCGAGGCGCGACCCGGGGGAACCGCAGGCGGGGAGCGTCCCGAGTGGGGATACCTCTATTCCCGGATAATCAGCCTCACCGGCTGGACCTGGGAATACATAGCGCAGCAGATGACGCTGCCCCGCTTCTACGAGATGCAGCGCTACTGGGAGGAGCACCCGCCGGTGGGTGACCTGGTGGCCGCCTACCTGGGATACAAGTACCAGGGATCAGGGATCAGGGATCAGGGGTTAGAAAAAACCACTAACCCCTCGCCCCTAACCCCTGGTTTTTACGGCTCCCTCGAGGAGCTGATGGCCGCCTTCTCCACTGCGGGCGGCAAGGTTCAGTAGCACAGATTAAAACCCTTGCCATCAAAACTGAAAACCGAAAACCGGAGGTCATCATGCTGATGTTTATCATCGAGTTCCTGGTGCTGGGGGTGCTGGCCAACCTGGTCGCCCACGCCCTCATCGCGACCCTGGCGTAGCCTTTTAGATGGTGCCCTCAGTAGCACAGGTTTAAAACCTGTGTGACACCAACCTACATTTGATTTTGACTTTGCCTTAGCTGATAGCTGATAGCTTCTATGCCTAACGACTCCCAAATCGAAGTTCTCATAAGCGCCCAAGCCGACGCATTGAAAGACGGCCTGGACCAGGCCAAGGCCGCGGTGAGCGACGCCACCGCCGATATGAAGGCCTCCCTGGAGCAGGTATCGGCGGCTAGCGCCGTCAGCGCCTCTTCCATCATAGAGTCCATGAAGCGGGGCGGCGGCGGCGCCGGCGGCCGCATGGAGGAATGGCGCCAGGAATTGGAGGAGGTCAAGGAAGAAGGCAACCTCCTGGAGCAATCCAAGGCCCAGGAGCGCGCCTTCTGGCAGGAGAAGTTGGCGCTCTGCCAGCAGGGCTCCGCGGATTACCGCCAGGTGAAGCACCGGCTCTATGAACTGGACGTAGCCGACGCCAAACAGGCGGTGCAGCTGCAAATCGCCCAGATCAAGCAGCAGATGGCCAGCGAAAAGGAATCCTGGACCCAGCGCCTGGCCGATCAGGACCGGATCACCGCCATCAACGCCCAGTCCTATGGCAAGGACAGCATGAATTATCAAAACGCGGTCCTTGAGAAAAAGAAGATGCAGGAGGACGCGGACAAGGCGGACCGGGAGCTAGCCGAGCAGCGCCTGCAAAACTCCCTCAAGCTGGCCCAGATGGATATCGAGGCGCAAAAGGAAAAATATAAATCGGAAAAGGACTTGGGGCTGATCTCCGCCAGCGAGGAGCTCGCCCAGCTTAAAACCCTGAAAACCCAGGAACTCGCCCTGGAGAAGCAAAACTTCGAGCAACGCCAGCAGATCTGGGCCCAGTACCCCAAGAAGATGGCCGAGATCCTGCAAGAGGTCCAGGTCGCCGAGCGGAAGAATGCCCTGGAGATCCAGAAGTCCGAGGCCCAGGCGGCCCAGGACGTCCAAAATAAGTGGAAGGCCGCCCTGGCTCCGCTAGATTCAGCCATGACCACCGCCATCAACGGCATGATTCAGGGCACCCAGTCCATGCAAAAGATGCTGGACCACATCCTCTCGGGCATCCTCACCTCGTACGTCAACCTGGCCGCCAAGAGTCTCCAAACGTGGCTCGTCGCCGAGGCCCAAAAGCTCCTGGCCACCCAGACCACCTCCGCCCAGGTGGTCGCCGTGCAAACCGCGGCCATCCCGGAAGCCGACGCGGCCCAGGCCCTGGCCGACATTCAGGCGATCCAGGGCTCCGCGGCCCAGGGCGCTGCGGCCGCCTATGCGGCGACGGCCGGCGTCCCGGTGGTGGGGCCGGAAATGGGGGCGGAGGCCGCGGCCCAAACCTATGCGGCAATCATGGCCTTCGCGGGGATGGTCCCCGCCGCGGCGGGCGGCTGGGATGTGCCCGCCGACTCCCTGGCCTATCTCCACAAACAGGAGATGGTCCTCCCGGCCTCCCTGGCCGGAGGCGTCCGGGACCTGGTGGCCGGTGGCGGCAAGGGCGGCGGCGCCGGCGATACCCACGTCCACTTCAACGTCAGCGCAATGGATGGCCCCTCCGTCAAAAGTTTCTTCAAGAACAACCGCAACCACGTGACCGAGGCGGTCAAAGCCGCCATGCGCGACGGCCGGAGATTGAAATGAGAATTCACCGCAGAGGCGCAGAGAGCGCAGAGAAGAAATTTTTTTTTTATCTCCGCGTCCTCCGCGTCTCTGCGGTGGAAAAAAGGACTTTCTATGAGTAACGCGGTTTTCCCAGCTCTCCGGGGCGCAACCTATCCGGTGATCAAAAAGCCGACCTTCTCCACCCTTACCCAGGAGTCGGTGAGCGGCATAAAAAAGCGCATCGCCAACTGGATTTATCCCCGCTGGCAGATCGAGATCCCAATTGAATTCCTGCTGGATGGAGGGCCGACTCCGGAATCTGGAGACCTGAAGACCTTGGTGGGCTTCTTTCTGGCTCGCCAGGGGAGCTTCGACTCCTTTTTATTCGACGATCCGGATGATGATTTTATTCAAGGCCAGGAGCTGGGAATCGGAGACGGGACGACCACCGTCTTTCAACTTCTGCGAGCCTACGGCGGTTTTGTCGAGCCCATATACAACATCAAGAACCCTCCGGTCCCGGTCGTCTATCTCAACGGCGGGCCCCAGAACCCGTCAACTTACGCCATATCCTATATCGACTCGGGGCTCCTCACCTTCACCCCGGCCCCGGCCGCGGGCGCGGTGATCACCGCGGACTTCGGCTACTACCGGCGCTGCATTTTTCAAGAAGACCTGAGCGAGTTCGACAAGTTTATGTCTCAGCTCTGGGAGCATAAGGGAATCAAGATTGAAACCGTGAAATGACGGTTTTCGGTTTAGTGGGGCAGGCGTCCCTGCCTGCCATAACTGGCGGCCACAGAGGGCCGCTCCACCAAACCGAAAACCGAAAAACTGGCTTTTCTTCCGGGAGGGGGTGGCATCGTGGTCATCGTGATTTCTCTATTGTGCTTTGCGGCCGGTGGCCTTACTGGCCTTGTCCTGGCCGCCGTGCTGGGGGCCCGAGTCGCGGCCGATTACCGCGAGCGTCTGCGTCGCCAGATTAAGGAGGAGGCCCTGGAGCGCGATTACGGAACTTGGGACTCGCCTGTACGGGCGGGTTTTAAACCCGCCCCTACACCGAAAACCGAACCGAAAACCGAAAACCGGCCTCTATGAAAACCGTCACCCCAGCCCTGGTCGATCTCCTCCGCAGCCGTGATCCAGTGCTGGCCTTCGACCTCTATCAATTCACGATGCCCGGCGATACGGTGCTCTATTACGGCAGCGCCGACGTGCCCATCGTCTATAACGGCAACACCTACGGCGGCTCTGTGCGCTGGGACCGCTCTCAGATCGATCTGAAGGCCGGCCTGGAGGCGGACAGCCTCACGGTCAACGCCTACGCCACCCCGGATGACCTGGTGAACGGGGTTCCCTTCCATCAATTCCTGCGCCAGGGCGGCTTCGACAACGCCTATCTGCTGCTGCAACGGGCCTACTATCCGGCCCCTTTGGGCGGCTGGTTCGTTGACGGCTGGCTTACCCCTCCCGGGTGGTTGATCGCCGGCCAGGCGATTGGGCCGCCCACCGGCGTCGTCTGGCTCTTCTCCGGCCTGGTCACCGAGATCATCACCGGCGGCCTGAAGGCCCAGATCAAGATAGATTCGCACCTCTACACCCTGGACCGGAAGCTTCCCCGCAACCTCTACCAGCACCTCTGCAACCACGTCCTCTATGGCCAAGGCTGCGGGCTGAATGGGGCCTTGTATGCGGTCCAGGGGCAGGCGCAGGCCGGGAGCACCATCTTTCAGATAGTCACCAACCTGACGGGCCTGGCGGCCGGCTATTTTAGCCTGGGGAAGCTCCAAATGACCTCCGGGGCCCTCCAGGGGACCTGGATCGGCATCCAGTCCCAGGTGGGCGGCACAGGTTCTCAACCTGCGACCCTCATCCTGACGCCGCCCCTCCTGGCGGCGCCGGCCCCGGGCGACACCTTCACTGCGTGGCCCGGCTGTAACCGGGCGCTCAGCACCTGCATAAACAAGTTTAATAACGCAGGCAACTTCCGGGGCTTCCCCTGGATTCCGGTCCCGGAGACGGCGGAATGAGTGAGCAGCGAGCAGTAAGCAGTAAGCAGTAAAGGCAAAACCAATGGCAAAGATAAAAGGGAACCATTTTGATTTTACTGCTCACTGCTCACTGCTCACTGCTCACTTACTAATGGAGCTTAAATGACCATCCTCGAATCAGCCCAGCGC